GTAATACGACGATAGTGAAACGTGGTGTCGCCGACCTGAAACGACAGCCGTTCTTTCTCGGTAATGATGAAGACCGGCCGCTGCTTGGCTGGTGGCAAGTTGTCGGGTCCGTACGGTGCTTCTGCCACGGCTGCTTCCTCTATGTAAGAAGTGGATTGTTCCCTACCCCACACACCACCTCGACGCCCACCGGCCCCCCGAGCGTCGCCGCCGGCATGCCCGCCGCCTCAGCCTCTGGCACCTCCGCCTGCACCACATGCCGCACGCTCGGCAGCCCGAGTTGCGCGGGCGACGGCCGCACGTCGGTGAGGCGCAGCGCCGGCAGGTACCAGGTCAGCTGATACGCCTGGGGGGAGCCGCCTATCTGCGGCCCGCTGAACGCCAGTGCGCCCATGAGCGGCTCGCCGTCGTCCCAGGTCGAAAGCCACACGTCACTGGCATAGCGCGGCAGCTCGAACGCGAGCGTCAGCACCGGCGGCGCCGTGCGCGTATATTCCTCCGGTGCCAGGCCTGTGCGAGGACCTTGTGTCGCTGCCAGGTTATTCTCCAGGCGCACTTCCAGTGAGCGGTAGCAGACCTCGTGCTCAGCCGTCAGCGGGACACTCGCACTGCGCGGCCCAAGGCGCAAGCGGCCATGACGCACACTGACGAGCGGCCAGCCGTACGGCGGCAGCGCCTGCATGACATGGACCGTATTGACCGCGGAGCGGCGCGACAGGGTGTCCCCGACCAGCACGACCTCCCCGTTCACCGTGAGGCTATCGCTCACAAGTGCCAGCGACTGCACCATGCCGCTCAGCAGCTCCCAGACGGACACCTGCCTCCAGGCTGCGAACGTGCCTCGTCGCACCAGCCTGGTGCCTGGCGGCTGGCTGTCGGCCACTGGCCATGGCTCAGACGCCAGGTCCGCGCTCACTTCGTACAGATGACGGTACGCGCCACTGCCGAGGGCCTGGGGCAGCGCCGCGGGCATGTAGCCGCACGCGAGCGCCAGGAGCGCTTCGAGCCCCTGGTACCTCCAACGAAACGCGACCCGCACGCTCGGTGCGCGCGCCGCTACGTCCAGCGCGTGCGGCCCGAGCGCGTGCGCCCGCGTGACCACCGGGACCTGCTGCACGCCCGGGTCAAAGTCGGCGCTGAGGATCGGCCAGATTTCGCGCACCAGGGCCGGGCTCGCCGCCGGCCACTGTTGGCCATCGGTCGCCGATTCGTGCGCGAAGCCCGCCAGCGTCTGTGTGCCGATGGAGAGCGTCGGTACCGGGACGGGTGGGACATGCGTGCCACGGCCCCAGCGAAACAGCCCGAGCCCGAGCGCCAGGCTACGCAGATCGCCGCGGGGCACCGCCTACGTCTCCAGCATATACACGACCGGTTGCGCCACCTGCACCGTGATGGTCGCGCCCGCCGCCTCATCCGTCAGCGCTGGCGGTGAACCGAGGGTGATGGACGTCGGCGTCCAGGCCGTCGCCTCAAACGTGCCGTTGTTGGCCGGCGTCGCTGCGCCACTGATGGTCGCCTGGGCGCCAGGTGCCACCAGGGGAAAGGTGCCCCCGGTGAGGCTCAGGACATTGCTGGCAATGGCAATCTGGGCGCTGGTCGTGACACTGCCGCCCCGCGTAATGGACGCCTCGGTGGTGAGCACACGCGGCCCGGGGCCCGCGGTCGGCGCCGTGGCGGTCACGAACGTGAGGTTCGGGATCACGAGCGTCTTCGTCTGAGCGGTCGTGGGATGGGTGTAGAGGAGACGCGCCTGGAGCTGCGTATAGTTCTTGCGCCAGGTGATGATTTGTTCCTCTTCCGTCCGGAAGCGCGGGAACGTGATCGCCAGGCGAAACGTCAGAAAAGCGTTCTCAATGGGCTCCATGGGTGATTGGGAGCAGTTGGTATAGTCGATCGCAAAAGGCCGCGCCATCGTCAGGGTGAGCTCAGAGCAGCACAGATCATCCGTCGTAGGACTCAGCGCATGATCCTGCGTGCCAACGAGCAGTTGCAAGTGATGATGCAGGAGGCGCCTGGAGTCCTGGAGGAGGGTGACGAGATGCGCATGGGTATTGAGCGTCGAGTTGAGCTGCAAGGCGCCAGGGACGACGCTGGTGGTGAGCACGACGCCATCGGCATTACTGGTCCACTGGATCTGTGTCGCCTTCGAGCCACTGTAATCCCAGACGCCGAGGACCTGCTTGTCGATGGATATCGTCATTCCAAGACCTTGCAGACTCTCGACGAGGTCGTAGCGTCCCGCGGCAAACGCCCCAAAGAAATGTTTGAGCAAGACCCACTCGTTCGCATAGCGCATCGGCACCACAATATCGCCTGTGGCACTGAAATTGCCTTGCTCTGGCGTACCGTAGACCGGACTGCCCTGCAAGGACTCATCGGGGATTTCGGCGTAGACGTCGTTGAGCGACTCGCTGATGCTCGGGAGGACCTGGGTGGCGAGTGCCGGCGTGCCGTAGGGGTCCTCTTCCCCTAGTCCTATCCGGGTTAAATACCCGATACTGGTAATGCTCGGTGGTTCGGCCATACGGCTCTCCTAGAACAAAAAGACATACAGCGCCAGCCCGACCAGCCCGAGCAGCGCGAAGGTGAGAACGAGAGCGCCCGTCATGCGCTCAGCGCCAGCGCGAACGCCTCGACCGGCCAGGCGCACTGTGCCGCGTGACACAGATGTGTCTGCCCAACCCTGCTGTGCGCCACCTGCTCGATCTGCAGCGGCCCCACGCGGTCGAACACACCCACCGTATGCACCGGACGTAGCAGCGCCGCGACGTCTTCGAGCAGCGCCTGAAAGACCAGCTCCGAGGCCTGGCTGTCGTCCACGCTCAAGAAACCACGCAACACCAGCCGCTCCTGTCCGCGGCTTTCCAGGCCGGGAGCCCGCTCGCTTTGCACGCTCTCGCGCGTGAGCGTCCAGGCGCGCAGCGCCTGCGGGTCGCCGAACACGCCAGACGCCAGATCTGGTTCCACCGTGAGGCGTTCGTAGGGATGTACCAGGCCGATGTCAGGGATGGGAGCGAGTTGCGCCGTGAGCCAGTCCCCGAGTGCCCTGTACGTCGTGACCTGGTCGTCAGAGACGTCCTGCGCTTCGACCTGCAGGTACTCGCTGGCCACCACGAACGTCTCACTGAAATGGACGTCCACCGTGTCTGACAGGCGGCGCGGCTCCTGACGCTCTACGGTTGGCGCGCTCACATACTCGGCAGAGCCAGGGACGGTGACGACGGCGCTGAGCGTGTCGAGGACCTCATCCAGGAGATCCTGGGACACGCGCTCTGAGGCCTGTGGGTCGTCCAGCGCCAGGTACCCACGCAGCCGCAGCCGGTGCAGCCGCTCGACGCCCTTATTGCCGCGCCAGACTTCGACGGTCCCGGCACGCGACAGGCACCAGAAGCGGAGCGAGGGCAGCGGCCCCATCACGCCGGAGAGCGCCGTCGGATCGAGGGCGATGCGGTCGTATGGGTAGACGTGGCCGATATCGGGGATGGCCTGGAGCGGGGTCAGGAGCGCCTGCATGATGTCAGCGAGTGGCATCGCCATCCCCTTCCGCTTCGAGGACCAGATCGACGCTGTCCAGATCCAGGCGATTCATGCCTGCCAGTGCCCGCGCCAAGCCGTATCTGCGCACAAGACGCTGCACCAGGAAGCGCTGCGCCCCGTCCGGGCAGGGGAGGATGCACGATTCGCCCACGCGGGGGAGGTCCTGCGGTTCGGCACGAATCTCCAGCACCACGGTCTCGGCGACGAAGCAGCGGAGGTGCATACGCATATTCCTAGCATAGGGCACAATATACGAGGTACAATTTCTGCGTATCGTTGTGGTACACTGGCTTGCGTCAGGCGGGTCTAGCTAACCCCGTAAGCCAGGAATGCCATTCCATGACTGGGCCTGACAACAATGCTGTCACCTGAATGGAGGTTTCTTGATGACCCCCGAACTGCATACCGCCCTGACGGGCATCTATCATCTGCAAGCTATCGCGTTGGTCCTGACTGCTGGCCTGTTTGGCTACGCCATCTATGCCACCGTCACGCTCGCGCGCATCCTGCGTGACGTGCGTGAGCGGCGCGAGGGAGGCGCCTAATGGACCCCCAACTTCTCGCCGTCCTGCGCGAACTCCAAGGGACGCTGCAGACCATTGCGCAGAATCAACAACAGACCTTTGTCGTGACCATCGCTTTCGCCTGCGTGTATCTCCTGGCCCTGTGCCTGGTGGCCTGGCGCCTTGACCGCCGCATGGAGAGGCGCTTCGACGAAGGCCGCAAGGCCCTCGCTGACCTGCACGCCACCTCCCAGGCCATTGTCGCGCAAACCGCCGAACTGCTGAGACGCACTGCGCCCTAACTCCCCCCCTGCATGCGCCGCGCCGCCCGCTCCATCGCCTGGCGCAGCATGCCCTCCATGCGGGGCCGGACGGCGGCGAGCGCGCCTTGAAACATATGGCGCCCACGCGTCCCCCGTCTGGCGATGGCGCGCTGCACGGCGTAGGCCGCCCGCTCGTTCCCCAGCACCCGCCTGGCCCACAGGAGCAGCGGCCCGATCGGGGCCCAGTGCGGCGCCGTCCCCTCTTCCACCGCAGCAGCGTAGGGTGCCTGCGCCCCCGTAAAGACCGTGCCCCGGATGGCGGCACTGAGCGAGGTGCCGGTGGTCACGTCCGTGGCGATCGAGGCGCGCAGCACGCCGGTGTTGACGGGTGTACGCTGGCGCGCTTCGCTGGCGACCTCTTCGACGATGGCGCGGACCGCCAGACTCGCCTCCCGGTAGAGCACCTGGCGGCTCTGCTCAGCATGCAGGAGGGGGATGTTGGGCACGGTCAGCTTGTAGGTGATGAAGGGTTCAGCCACGCGGGGCTCCTTGGCGCTCCAGAAGAGCTTTCAGCGCTTTCACGTCCGCTTCGAGCTGCTCGATCCGGCTTTGAAACGCTTGCCGCACCGTATGGAAATGCTTCACCTGTTCGTCCATGCGGCGCTGGAGATCCTTGATGTCCGTCTGCACATTGGGGAACGGAGGACGGTTGTCAGCCATCAGCCTACCTGCCTCACCTGAAATTTGTACCACGGGTGTCCAGGACCGCCCACGATGTTCAGCACCTGCCACGTTGTCCCGTCCGCCCGGTCAAAGTCGTCGTAACGCGAAGGCGTCCACGTGACGAGCGCCGTCTGGATACGACACTCCAGGTCGTTGCGCAGGATCTGCTCCAGGTCGATCTCACTCGCCCGAAAGTGCTTGAGCCGCGCCTGGACGTCCGTATACACGGTCGGCGTGGCGCCCTTCGCGCTACGGTGGCGGTACGTCAGGAGTTCCATGAGGTCACCGTACATCATGACCGCGTGCATGGCGAGTTGATCCATGGCCATCTGGGAGAGCATAGAGGCACCTCAGTACAGTTTGATCACTGTCCGCTTGCGCGTCCCCAGGCTCCCGAGCGTGCCACTGCCGTCAATGGCGATCGCCGCCTGCCCGTACTGCGTCGACTCCAGGCCTTTCCCATCCTGCCCGCGTTGCAAGCTCACGCGCGTGTCGCCGTCGCCGATGTCTTTCGCGCGCGGGTCGATGAGGCAGACGTAATGCGCCGAGAGTTGGAGCTCGATCGCCCAGAGGGTCTGCTCGGCCTGCCCCGTGCCCGCCAGCGACGTGCCCACCATGACCTGTGCCATGTCGATGCACATCTGCACCTGGGCGTCGGTCGCCGTCGTGGGACAGATGAGACGCACTTCCTCGACCGTGGTGTGTGGTGGCACGGCAAGCCTCCTAGGCGAACAGTGGCATGCCAAACTCCGTCAGCACCAGTTCCATGGCGGCCGTGTCGTCCGCGGTCGCCGTGCCCTGGGCATGCTTTTCCATATAGTCGAGCAGATCCCCAGCCACCTGGTGCTCATCGGCCGTCGCGGTGCCGGCGTTGGCGCGTTTGATGATCGCGTACAGTTCCGGGTTCAGGCGTGGCCCGCCGGCACCGGCAGGTGCCGGCGGCGCCAGCACGTCGACGAGACGATCACCAAAGGCCTGGAGTTCCGCTGCACTCGGCGTGATCACGTCGCCCACGCCATAGCGCACACGCTGGCTGTGCCCCGCGGCATCCGTCTCGACCCGTGAGAGGGGACTGAGCAAGCGATACTGCCCTGGACTCTCAGACATACAGGTCCTTTCTCTACGCCACACCCGTGTAATGCACCAGGCCAACCTTCGTCTCGCCATCCGTTTTGAGACGCGGCACGATCGAGCCAATGACGCGCACGTGTTGCGCCAGGCCGCCCATGATTTCCCACGGCACGTTGGCCGGGTCCATCTTCACCGCCAGATCGACCGTGCGCCGCTGCAGTTCCACGAGCACGAGCTCGCCAACGGGCATCGCAAACGAGGGTTTGATCGAGACGATCTGCGGGAAGGACTCGACAATACGCCTATGCACGTTCCAGGCCCGGTCCACCCCTTCCTCGGCATGCATCTGCCCAAATTGCAGCACATGCATGTAGAGACCATAGGGGCCTGGACGGCGCAGCGTGAGCATGTCGGTATACATCGCCAGAATCGTCGCATAGATATTGTCGGGCGTCGCCCAGCTCGTGCCGGTATCAATCACCCGGTTGGGATGCGTGCGGTAGCCAAAAATCGTATTGCCATCGACGGAAAACTCGGGCGCGCCATTGACCAGCCACGACTCGAACGTCTCCGCAACCGAGCGCTGCGCTTCTTCGGTGTACGCCGTATCGAGCGTGCCGCCGAGACGCTGCACGGCTTCGAGCTCGGTAATGTCAAATTCATAGTCTTCAAACGCAAACGGCAACGGGACGAGATGCGGCGTGACGGTGAGGCGCTGGTTGTTGCCGGCTGCAGAGGCGCGCATGTCCGTTGAGGCGGGTTCCGTACGCCCGATCGCCGCATATTGCGACGCGGCAATGCCGAGGGAGGGAATGGTCTGCGTCAGGCCGCGGCTGGTGAGATCCATCACGGCACCCATGTACTGATCGGCGACGCGCAACCAGAGGTTGTCAATTTCGAGCCACTGCTCGCGCAACAGCGTCGCATGCGTATAGAGCTGCGCCTGGCGCTGCCGGGCCGCCTGGATGCGTAAATACGCAATCCCTTGCGGCGACAAAATGGACGCGGGCGGCCCCCCACGGAGGGCCTGCGTTTCGAGAGCAACGGGCATGAGCATGCCTTTCTATTGCGCAATCACGCGCACAAGGATACGGCCCGGGGTCGGGTCCCCGCTGGCGAGTTCCGCTTCCAGCGCTTCCGCGACGGGCACCCCGGGGGTGGCCCCGGTGGTTAAGGCGCGGAGCAGGCCCGCCCCCGCCGATTCGAGCGGGGTGCCCGGCGTGATCGCCGTCCCGGGGGCACAGCGCGCGGCGATCCTGGCCCCCACAGAAGGCTCCAGCGTCGGCACCGTCTCGCCCGCCGCATACGCGTCGTCGATGCCCTTGCCGAACTGCCAGTTGCCGTCCGCAAAGAGCGGCGCGGCCCGTGCGGCGGCGGTGGCGTGGCGGCGGACCTTGCCGTTGTCGTCCCCGGCGGTGGCGATGACTTCGATCAGATCGCCGGGCAGGATGGCGTCTTGCGCGGTCGCATGGCCCTGGTTGCACGGCCCCCAACGCATCACTTGTTGGTTGTCAGACACGCGGTGTCTCCTTCGTGGTGAGGATGGACAACGGTTTCCAGGCGTCGTCGCCGTCAGAGAGCTGGCGCAGCGCTGGGAGCCCCTGCCCTACGTAGGAGGCGTCCTGCGGTCCCATCGCGGTGAGCTTCTCCAGGTCCTCCAGGCTCATGCCATGCAGCGCGGCCTCACTCAGCACACACCACGTATTCGCGACGAGCGCCGCGACTGCCGCGGCCTTGCGTGTTTCCTGCGCGTGGAGCGCGGCGAGCGCGGCCGTGTCCGGTTCGAGATAGGCGAGCTGCGCGTCGCTCATCGCTTCGAGCACGCCTCTGTCGCTCTCGCTCCACTGCGTCTGCGGATGGGTGATGAGCGCCGTGACGCGCGCTTTGACCGCCTCAGTTGGCATAGGATGGTCCTCC